TATTTTGGTTAGACCATATTATCTCAACTCTTTCAAATCGAATGTTCTAACTCCATCAACTGTGATTCTACCATAGAAACGGTTGTTAACCATTTTCTTAGCGTATCTAGTCATGATACCCTTGATAGGTGTAAAGTTGAATGGGTTATACATTGTTGGAGTAAGTTGTAAAGGTACATATGGTGCGTAGATGTAACCTGTGTCAAGTAAAGATGTACCTTTGTGACCCAACAACACTTGGTTTGGTGGGAAATAAGGGTCTCTATACACTTGATATCTACCAGCTAAAGTACCAACTCTTTCAATACCCATGTTATATTGGTCTTGCTCAGGAGCAGCATTTGAAACGTGGAAATACTCCAAGTCATCAAAAATTGCACTGATTTCAGAAGATACAACAATCCAGTTAGCACCACCTCTTAAAGTAGACTTATGGATTTGAGCTGAAATTTGGTTGATAGCTGTGATAAGCGTTTGGTTCCAGTCTTTCTGAGTGTAAGGAACTGCGTTAGTACCTAATCTCTTCCAACCGTTGTAGTCCCATCTCAAGTTCCAAGCTGCACCTTTTCTAAGGTCTCTCAAGATTTCTCTATCGATTTCAGCCGCAACTTGCTCAGACAATAAAGCTGTCAATTCAGCTTCAGCGTCAATGTTGTGGAATGCTGCAACGTCTTGTGCCATTTCTGGTGACCATTGAGCTCTTAATTTTCTTTCAGTTACAGAAACCGTTACAGACATAAGGTCAAATGAAACCTCTCCCATTCTGTCTTCGAATTCCAAATTCTTGTAAATTCTATATACAGGAGTGAAAGCTTGGTTATTCGCTGTAGTTGAAGAGAATGTTGAACCTGTGTAACCATCAATACATCCTGTGCAACTTACACAACATGGAACCTGAAGGTCTACTTCAAGATAGATTTCTCCATCAGGAGTACAAAGGTCATCATACTGACCACCACCTGTTTTACTGTTAGGGAAAACCGCAGTTGCGTTAGTATTACCATACTGAACGATTCCTTTACCGTATCTCTGAGTTACAACTCTGAAAAGGTATGGACCACCAGCTTTACCGGTACCAGTGTTAAGGTTATTTCCTGTTGCACTACCATAGATAGTCAAGTCAGCCAAGAAAGACTCATTGTCCATTGGTTGACCATCAGGACCAATTAATTTACCAGCACCATCGCTAGCAAAACCTGACATAATTAACAATACTTTTCTGTAATTGTCTTCACCATAACCTGAAACATTTAAGTTCAAAGTTGTGTTGTTCCATACAGCAGTTACTGCAGTACCTGTTACAGCTGAGAACTGACCTTTAGAATAGTCATACAAACCTGGTGGGTCTAATGCTGGTTCGTTACCCTCATAGAATCTATCATAAAGGTCTCTTCCTGCATTATAATCATAACCATTGTTTGGGTCTGTTGGACCGTTTGGAGCTCCTACTGGTGCACGGTGAATACCGTTATCAGCAGTGCTGTCATCCGAATAGTTCTGAATGTTAGGTACAAAGTAGAACAATTTACCAATTGGTAAGTTCATTGCTTGTACTGATACAATATCGTTAGCTAACAATTTAGAGAAAACTCTTCTAACGATAGGGAAAACCACAGTTTCAAACGCACCTGTGTCAGATGTCGTTGCTGCTTCATTGATTAAGTAACTTGCTTGGTTTTCATAAAGCTGAGCTACGTTTTCTTTCAAGTGACCCTTAAGACCCTCAAGGAATCCTAATTTGTCCCACTTGCTGATTGTGTCTTCTTTGATAACTTTAAGGTGCTTAAGACCGATGTTACCAACAAGACCTGATTCTAATAATGCTCCCATTTTGAGTATTTTTAGTTTTTGTTTATTTTTATTTTATCTTACTCATCAAATCTTTCATTCTCATAAACTGAGGATTTTCGTAAGTTTTTGATTCAATAAGATTGATTGCTGAACCTGAAGTTACAGTTGTATTCAACTTGTTTTCTACAGACTCAGAAATCGATTTAGTTTCTCCTTGAGATAATTCTTCTTTGATTGACTTATAAAGACCTTTTGACTCTTTCAAAGTCTCAACAGAATCAAATCTTCTTAGGATGTTAATTTTTTCCTTTTTAGTAGTTGAGTGTTCAGTGAACAATCTTGTTGCGTAAGCTAAGTTTGAATTAAAAATAGCCACTTCATTCAATTTTTCTCTGAATAAATTAAGAGCCTTTCTATACTCTTCATTCTTTTCTCTCAACATACTTACTTCCGCTTCGAGAGATTCCACTTTAACTCCATTGTCTGTATACACATAGTTTCTATTGTTGGAAATTGCTTTTCTATTACCTCTTCCTTCTTTAGAACCCATAGCGTATGTTCTTGCAGCTTCTTTTGTTTCAGTTTTTTCATAGTCCTTGTAGTGACCTTTTACGTCACCAGCTTTCTTTTCAACACCGTCAACTTTTTTACGCTTGAACTCGTGCTTTTTAGAACCATATCCCTCTTTAGTTTCAGCCTTTACGATTTTGGATTTACCTTCCATATTAGCACCTTTCTTGTATTCGAATTTAGCTTTACCGGTTCCCATAGTAGCATTACCCTGCTTCATATCTTCTTTAAATCCACCTTTACCAGTTGACTTATAAGAAAATTTAGGACCTTTACCAATTCCAACACCTTTAGGTTTAATCGCTTTCTTGTGGTTGTACGCTTCGTCTAAATTGTCATCATCAGATTCTTCATCAAGCATTGATTCATCATCTTCGTCAGCTTCTTCGTCAATCATTGATTCGTCATCTTCATCAGATTCCTCATCTAGCATTGACTCGTCATCTTCATCAGATTCCTCATCAAGCATTGTTTCGTCATCATCATCAGATTCTTCATCAAGCATTGACTCATCTTCTTCTTCAGATTCCTCATCCAAGGTAATTTCATACATTACTTCCTCACCTTCCATTTCAGGTTCCATTTCAGTTTCCATGTCAGTTTCCATATCTGTTTCCATGTCTTCATCAGAATCCTTGAACAAATCAGCAACAATTGCATCCAAGTCGGAATTTTCTTCCTCATTAACCTTAGATTTTGTTTTTGATTCACCGAGTTTAATAATGTACTCATTATCTGAGTCATTGTCAGTGAGTTGAATTTCCTCATCGTCTTTTGTTACGATAATTCCATCCTCTTCACTCATAGCTTTGAAAACCTTTAAGATTTCCTCATCAGACGCTCCAGTCAAATCGATTGGAGTTTCATCAGAATCCATGTCAAGTTCCATTTCCATTTCACCCTCCATGTCATCATCTTCTGCATCCATTTCAATGTCCATATCTTCTTCATCAGAAGCGGGCATTTCCATTTCAGCGTCAACGTCAACCTCTTCTTGTTCAGAAAGAGATTCTTTTACTAATTGGTTGATTTCTTCCTTCATCGTTGAAGCAAGTATTCCTTTTGCATTTTCGGCGATAGCCTCTTCAACATTTTTCATTTGAATGAGCGCCTCTTCTACTAGATTTTTATTTTCTTGCATAGCAATAAGTTATTGATTTAACTAATAAATATTGTTGATTATCAAAAAAGTTATTGAAAATTATACCGTAACGTAATTTTTTTCACTTTCTTGTATTGAAATTACTTTTTTTCCTGTTTGTTGTGAAATCCAATTCTGAAGGTTCAAGTAACTTTCGTCAAAAACTATGTAGTTATACGCTGTTTTAGACACCGTATCTTGGAGTAAAACATAATAACAAACTGTTGATGAAGGATTATTCAAAACAATTGTTGTTGCATTACTAATTATGTTAATTTGATTTACTGTTTCGCCAGTGCCTTCCAAATATGCAATACAGTTTGACCAAGAATTTGCATCAATTATCCTAAAGACTTGTTGGTTATTATTTTGGGATGTGGTTGAAAAGTTCATAGTGCTTTTGTAGTAAATATCTACAAAATAAAAAAGAGTGAATACTCACTCTTTACTTTTCTATGACTTCATCAATTTTACTCTCAGAAACCGAGGTTATTCTCCAATCATATGAAAACGATTCATACCTCTTTGTTACTTTAGCTTCTACATCTGTAACGGAAAAACCTTTTACTAGTTTTTCCTCTCGGATTTTTTTTATTTTTCCCGTGGTATCATCAGGAAGTTCATACTGAATTTTTGCTACAAAATATTTTTCGTCCATAAATTTATTTTCCCAAAAAATCGGTAAGTTTTTTCATTAAATCAATAGATTTATCCATCGATGCAGTATTTTTTGCAATTTTTTCCTCCTCCAAATTTTCCTCATATTGTCCTCTTTCGTTAACATCGGAAAACAAATATGCACCAGGTGTTGAAGGTGACGAAACTAAATCAAAACAAATCAATTCAAAATCGTCTTGAACTTCGTTTCTTTCCCCGACTTTTTTCAAAGACCCAACACCTCTCGATGATACTCCCATAGTCACTCCTTGTCTCATCAAATTTGCAGCAACATCTCCCTTACAAGATACAACACCTGATTCGTGGAAACCTGGACTTGTTAAAAGTTTCAATTTACCCATCAAAATGTTTTTATCCCACCATATATCAGTAATGAGATGAGAAACTCTATCCAAATCAATAAGAGATGATTCAGGGTGATTTAGTTCTGATGTAGATAATCCTTTTTGAATTATTTTTTTATATCTATCCGCTTCTCTTTTTAATATTTTTTCAGGATAAAATCTTCCGTTTCTATTTGGTGTGTCATACTTTTGAAGTACAGCATAGAATTCAAAAGGACTTTTATAATCCATTTTTTTTGCTTGTTCCAAAAGTGGTAAATTCAATGAATCATGTGGATTTATAAAACCCGCGTCCATCTCAATGAGAATTCCGTGACCAAGTTCATTTGCCTCTAATATACGAAGTTGTTTCATCCTTTGTTTTCAGATAAATATACAAGATTGAATTGTTAATTATTTTTTTGACTTAGAAAAAGTAAAATATTTGTTTTTTTCAATATTGTTAATGTAGATTGATTTAATAATTTGTTTGATTTCGAATTTGATTTTTTCAGATTTAAAATCTAATTGTTCGTTTGAAAACAAATTAACTTCGAGATTAAAAAAAGATTTTTTACCTATCAAAATACCACTAACACGTAAGTCTAAATCGACAATAGTTTTCGGAAGAAATATTTCAGATTTATTTGAGTTTAAAATTGAATGTTTGATTTCTCTATTTAAATTACCAACAACTCTACTCCAATTTTCCATTTCATTTTTGGGTGTGACCCAAGATTGAATGTTTATAAAAACAGATTTCAAATTTTTAGAATCTACCGTTCCATACATTGATTTTATTGGGTTGAATAGATTTAGTTTTACACTTTTTCCTTTTTTCATTTTTGTTCATATTACTATGTTTATTTTTGTTAAAAATAAGAGTAAGTTGTTTCATTGTCAAAAATGAAAACAATTAGTATATTTATTTTAGAATTATGTTAATTATAGAAGTAAAAAATAATGACAACTTAGAGAAGTCTTTAAAAATTCTCAAAAACAAAGTCATCAAAACAAAACAAAATCAAATTCTAAACGAAAGAAAAGAATTTGAAAAGAAATCTGTAAAGCAAAGGAAAAAAATTCTTAAAGCGATTTACGTTCAGAAAAAAAGAAACGGATTATAGCCCGTTTTTCAAAGAAATTAATTTCACGTAATTAATCTGTGTGAACTCCTCTTTTTGTAGTTTTTCAATGGTCTCAGAGATTTTGGATTTGATTTCACCCTCTTCAGACTCAGTGAACAAAGTTTTCAATTTGTCGATTGTGCCTTCTTTTAAGTTTGAATAATCTTTTTCCATATTTTCTTTATCTCCCTTGATTACATCAATGAATATTTTTTTACTCTCTGAGTCCATGTCTTTGATATAGTTTTCGAGAGTTAAGTTAGCGATTTTAACCATTGAACTAACAGGAATTTTTATTCCCTCATTAATCTTTTTTGGTTCACTCATCAGAACATTCAAAATATTTTTTCTTGATTGAATTCTTTCTTTCAAATTCAATTTGTTTGTGTAAACCAAAGTATCGATGTCCGAATAGAGATTGTTTTCTGATTTTTTTGTTGATGAAGGCATCTTTACCGATGGAAGAATTTTTTCAATCAAATTCAACCCCTCATTCAAATAATGTTCGGCATCAACTTGATTTAAACCTTGAGGTTGAGAAAGTTGGTCGTATACTGAATAAAGTTTTGAAACTTGTTTATTATTCAAAACATTTTCTTTGAATTCTCTGAGAGTTTTTTTGAACTCTTTTTCGTTTTTATACGAATCCAATAAGTTTGACTCAATTGTTGATTTTACTAGGCCGAAAGTCATTGTATGATTTATTTGTAAATAAATATTAGGAGTTCAATAACTTGTCTAGTTCTTCAGAAATTTTTCCTAAAGATTCTTGTGCACCACCTAGTTCAATGATTTGTTTACCTTCAATTAAATCATTTTCAATCAAAATATTCATATCTTTGTTTTTTGATTCAGGTGTTACCGCTGCTTCAGCTGGCGCTGGTTCTCCGGCTGCTGGTATTTCAGGTGGTAAAGTTTCTTCTCCGCCAGCAGTTGGCAGTCCACCTAACACTTCCTCACCTCCAGGTGTAGTTGAAGCCTCACTTGATTTTGTTCCTCCAGTTGAAGAACCGTAAAGTTTGTCAATATTGTCGAATACTCCTGTCTTAGTTATTACGGTAGGAGTTGCCTTTAATTCTTCTCCGACCGCTCTTTCAATTCTTTGTTGTTGTAAATCGAGTTTTACCTCATCATCAGACCAACCAAAAATGTGTTTTTTAGCCCAAGTAGAAGATGTTGCTTGAATTCCGTTTCCTGGGTCTGCAACCAAGTCTTTATATAATAGAACTTTTTCTTTCCAAACATCGATTTTCAACAGGTCCGCCTGTGTTGAAGGGTTTGTTAAACCTAAAGTAAAATTATCAAGTTCGTCCTCAAAACCCAAAAGGAATAAATGAATAATTGCAATCTTATTCATTTCCTGTAACATACTTCTTTGAATTCTGTTGATAGTTCGTGCAAAACGAATGTCTTGTAATGATAAATTTTTACCATCACCAACAACTTCTTCAAATCCCAAAAAGGCTTTAGGAACACGTAAAGCCGTTAATAGTTTCTTTTGAATGTATTCTATATCCGCAATTTCAGATAAATTTTGAGCGCCCGGCAGAGTGTCAATTGGACTTGGAGCCGCTGGGTCACGGACAGGTACGAAATAATCTTGGTCAACAGCCATTTGATTAAATCTCATATCAACTTGACCTGTCTTACTATCTACTATCTGCTCTCTTTTGAACTTATTAGCAACACGTTGTACATATGCTTCAACATCATCATCGTTCATGTTTCCAACAAATACCTTGAAAATTCTTCTTTCTGGTGCTCTTGAAGTTCTATAAATTAACATCGCATCCTCGGACAAAAGAAGTTGTTTCCAAATCCTTCTTGCTTTTTCTAACATAGATGTACCGTAAGGTAATCTTCTGTCATCGCCTAATAATCTAAAGTGAGCAATTTCCCAAGATTGAAAAGTCATATTTTTATTCTTCCAATCAAAATGAAGTGCTTTTCTATCCTCAGGTTTTTCTGGCTCAACAGTAATTTTTTGACTGACACCAACTTCTCGTCTCTCTATTTCAATTGTCGGAAGTTGTTGACACCCAACCACTCCTTTTTCAGGGTCCAACTTTAAATAAACAAAATTGTCACCGTATTTACAAGTATTTCTTGTCCACATTGGAAGGTTGGTGTTAATGTCCAAGGCGTTGTTGAATAGGTCAGCTAATACACCCTTTATCCTTTTTGACTCAGAATAAATTTGTAAAATAAACCCATCTTCGTTGGGTGTTGTTGACTCCTCGGCATAGATATCTAACGCAGCTGAAATCTCAGGAGTATACTCCATTGATTCATAATCATACTGAGCAGATAATCTTGATGGTTCGTAGTAAATTGCCTGAGAATAAAGGTTATTTTCTACCTTAGCCCATTGATTTGCAAGATAATAACTTTGCTGTGCTTGAAGTTTTTCCCTTTCATATTCGTCTCTACTCTTTGTTCTTAATAACTCAACCTTATCAAACTTATACGTCGGATAGTCTTGGTTCAATAAAGAATTAGGACCAAATGTTTTGGAAAGTCTCTGCCATACCGTTAAATTCTGCTCACTCATTTTACAATTTTACTTTATACCCTGATAATATAAATAGTTATTTCACTCCAAATAACCACCCATATTTTTGGTAATCACTCTTAGTTGGAGCACCGAAATTGTATCCATTTTGTCTACCCATCTGAGGAACCATTGGGTTGAAAAATTCAGAAGTGTTTTTATTTTCGTGTGATATACTTGTCCATGAATTTAACATCGCCTTAGTGTGATTTACAACCTTTTGTAAAGATTGGAATGATTTTTCCGCAACATAAATTGCCATCGAAAGTCCCATAATACAGTCGTCATGCTGACCTTTCTGATGGTCAGGTCTACCATTGATATAAACAAAAGTATTCATCTCATTATAAGTTCTATGAGAATAAATTTTAAATTCGTGTCGTATTGCTTCTTCAAATGAAGCAATTATTTGTACCCTTTTATTGTTGAAATTTATACCAGGTATTTTCTCATTGGCCTTTGGGTCCCACTTCCATTTTTTGTTCGGGTCCACATTGTCCACATAAAGGCCAAATTCATAATTCATTTCCTGAAGTTTTCTTGCAGATGAAACTCCCATACCTCCGGTTATATCAATTACACAATAAGCGTTGTACATTGAACCCCATTTGTAGGCAATTTCAGCTAAAACATCAGGAGGGATTTTCCCGACATATTCTAAAACCTGCTCTCTTTCATCAAAATCAATAATTTGAATACTTGAAAAGTCTTCCGAATCTCCTCTCGATACGTCTAATCCCATAACGTACTTGTGGTTATTTTCGGGCTCTTTAAATATCCACAAGGCTCCACCCATTAGTTTTGCTGAGGGCTCTCTGAGTTGGTTTTTAGATATGTTCAAAAGTAAATCGGAGTCAAAAACATTATCACCTGAACCCAAGAAATTACACTCCAACTCTTGAGCCACTTTCCTTCTGTCATACTTTAACTTTTTTACCATACTCTCAAACCAAGAAGAACATGGTTTGTAACCCTTCGAAATGTAATCTTTGGTTATTTCATGGTCCCTTTCGTATGGGTTTTCTACTGATAAATCAACGATATCTTCATCTTTGTATTCTTCACGGTTCAACAAATAATGTACTAAATCATTTGTTTTGACCATATATAAATCTCTTGTGTATCTTGGGTCTTTGAACCAATACATTTCAGAAATTTTAAAATCATTCATTCCTCTCAATGCTTGGTCATAAATTTCATAATAAATTGGGTCATAACCATTTGGAGTCGAAACGACAATTACTTTACCACCTGTCGAAAGAGAAGCCATACAAGCAGACCAAAAATCGTTGTCGGCCTCAATGAACGCCGCCTCATCGAAAATAAGTATAGTAGGTGTATAACCTCTAAGGGCATCTTTTGATGTGGCAACCGCTTTTACTTCACAATCATTAGTAAGTTTGAAATGTCTTTGGGAGTTTTTTTCTGCTGAAAATCCAACACCAACCCAAGCAGGCCATTGTTCCGTAAAATTTCTAATTTTATTTGCCATCTCAACTGAAGTGTCGAGTTTGTTGGCAATGATTAGAATTTTTTCAGGCTTTTGTTTTTTTGCAAAAACTAATTTTTTTGATGACCAAGCAGCCGTTACTGTGGTTACACCAGCCTGCCTATATTTCAAAGCAATATTTTCGTTATGACTATCGTAATCCTCAATCAACTTAATTTGGTCAGGAAATAAATCCAACGGAACGTACTTAGAAACAGTGTTATCGTAAGTTTGCAAATATGTACGAAGTGCATAAGGAGTATTCCTCATGCACTTTGTAACTTCTATAATTAATTGTTCTTTGGTCACAGAAAATTATTTGGGTCTAGATATACCCAAACTGCCCAAGAAATCGTCCAACTCATCATCCTCATCTCCACCATCACCTTCTTCTTCTTGATACTCTTCGTATTCCTTTTTCAATTCAATAGCTCTTCTCATAAGTTCTTCAAACTTCTGAGTGGCTTTTTTATTTTTAGCTTCATCGTTTGAAATTGCATTTCCGATTATTTCTAAAAATTCTTGTGCAGGAATTTGGTATAGTTCTATTTCGAACCAGTTTATTAACCCTTTATTCGAAGGGTCAAACATTTCATCAGGAAGAGTAACTCTAATCATTTCAGTAACTTCAGGACCAATACGTAATTGCATTGGTTCGTTTGATAAGATGTCTACCTGAGATTTTACTTTCTCTCTCATACCAGGTTCAGAAGGAAGACCGAAACGTGCGTTTGCCGCCTTTATCCCCTTTATGATTTCATGAGTTAGAATTGGGAAAATGATACCTTCGGCAATAATTTTTGTGTCAGGTTTTTCTTCTCCTTCACCTCCACCATCCTCGTCCGCATCATCCAATTCAACTTTTCCAGCAACTCCTTGTCCTGTTTGAGACATTTGCTCAATCATCTGTTCCATACTGAAATAAAGGAAATCGTTAATTGCCATGATACCTAAATAAGCAGGATAAAGTCGTCCATCAATTCTATCGAGTTCTGCTTTAACCTCAGGTTTTTGAAACAAATAATGTCCCTTTTTTGCCGCTCCTTGAACGATTGCGTTTATTAGATTTCTTTTATGTTTTTCCAGTTCAAGTTGTTCCTCATCAGTTAAGTCCTCAACATCGAATGATGGCATTTCAGGTTCTTCTTTTTCCTCCTCATCTTCATCTTCTTTTTCCTCAGGTTCATATCTGAAATTCGATACATCGATTGGTTCTCTGTTCAATAATGCCTCTATTTGATACCATCCTTCAGGTACCTCAGTTTCTTCTAAAGATACTTTTTTTGCAAGTTCTTCCAACGCTTGTCTGTGTTGACCCTCAATTCTCATCACCATTGGGACTTTACTCATTTCCTCCATATAAATTTGTTGCATCATATTTGGAGTAATTCTTTCAAGACCTCTAGCTTGTCTCAATTTGTCAACAACTTTTTTAAATCTTGAGCTTGCAATTCTTGATACATCTTTTTCTCCTTTTCTAAAAGCAGGATTGGATGCATAAAGACTTTCAGGACTTTTTAACTTTTTTTCAAGTTTTGGGTCCATCCTCTCAGGATAGTCACCGTAATCTATTTGTTCTCTAACTATTTTTTTCATTTTTTTAAAAGATTCATTATTGTATTGATTACTTTATCCTTTGCCTCTTCAGGATTAACTTTCTTAGCCCTTGGGGCTTCCTTTTCACCTGGATGCGGGTTTTTTCCTGGTCTCATAGGTCTTTCAGTTTTACCAGGTTTTTCCTTTGTTCCGGGTTTTTCCTTTGTTCCGGGTTTTGTTGGTGCAGTTGTTGGTCCTTGTTCAGAAAGATATTTCATGATTTCTCCTTTTGTTATTTTCGGTGGTAAATGTTTTTCAACAATTTTGAAAATTTCGTTTTCCAAAAATAAAGATATAGGATTTTTACCTTCTTTCAAAGATTTTTTTACATCTTTTACACATCTCTCATATTTGTTTTTTTCTTTAGCACTCCAAAGATGTCTTTCTTTAGTACCAAATTCTTTACCTAATTGAGCTGTGCAAATAGCCCATGGGTTTGCTTTTTTCTTTCTATCCTCAGTGATATCTTTTTCTTTATCAATTTCAGAATCACTTTCATCATCCATTCCATCAGGTGCCATAACTTGTGTCGGGTCCTGAGTTGTACCTCCTTTTGATTTGTCCACTGTACTTACTTGTGTATCTGGCTGTTCTGTCATTTCTTCTGTTGTTATTGCACCACCAGATTGGCTAGTAGTGATTTTCTTTGAACCTGGGTCAACATGAATTCCCATTTGAGCCAATTTTTGTCTATCAGGCTCACTTGATGGGTCATATGTTACATTAGTAACAGTTTTCTTAATCTCTTCGGAAATTAATTTCTTATGTAAAACCTCAATTTGAGTTTCTGTTAATTTGTCTACAGTTTTCGCACTCAAACCTTTCTCTATCAATTCGAAAGCTTTTAACTTATTTTTCATAAACTACTTTTTTTTCAAACTCCAAAATCAAATCTCTCTCATAGAGTTTGTCTTTTATTTTTTGTTCTGTTTCACCAAACCTGAAAACCATTCTTTTATGACCTCTCACTTCCTCAGGTTCCCAAGCCAATGAGACAACATCGTCCAAGGCGTCCACCATACAAAAAAAATCGGAGTTCTGTATTAATTCCAATTTTATATCGGTATTTTTTAGAACTCCAACTTTTTTAATCTTTTCTATTTCAGGAGGACTTGGGTATCCATTCGCTGGTTTACTCTCCCAAGACTCTCCCCAAACATCTATATCATCAGAAAAAATAAATTCATAAATATTATCACCTTTGTAGTTAGGTCCGAGACCATTCACAAAAATTAAATAACTCATATTACTAATCCCTCAGGTGTAATTTTTACTTGTTTTTCTGAACTTTCAAAAACCAAATTTTTCTTATTAGTTTTACCTACCAAATTGAATTTTGAATTTTCTTCGAGAAATTTTTTCGACGCTAATTCTTGTTCAACAGTTTCAGTAAACTTAACAATACCTTTCATTTTTTCTTTCAAACGAGCATTGTTTTCTTTTTGTCTTCTGACTTTGTTTTCTCTTTCCTCCAAAATTTCTTTTTTTGAAACTTCAAAGTATTTTGACAAAACTTTGTCAACTTTAGATTCTTTGAAAACGTTGTTCAAAATCATACCGTGACCTTCTCCCATTTCTTGGTCAACCGGAATATCCATGTCTGCTTGAATATCTTCAACTTCAGTGTCGGATGTGATGTCCTCAGTTTCAGAATCTTCCATACCCATATCCTCACCTCTTTCTTCAGCTTCTTCGAATTTTGACATAATATCTTCTTTATCCTCATCACTTAAATTTTTCAAATCGAGTGATGACAATACCATGTTAATTACATATTTTATATCCTCAGAGGTCATTCCATCTTGATTGTCAAACTCTCTGATTTTTTGTGTCAATTTACCAGTCAACTTCTGAATAGATTTGAAAGAAACCATTTCCTCTGAGGGTTCAGTTTCCATGTCAGCAGACATTTCCATTTCCCCTTCAGGTGATGAAATTTCAGCATCCATTTCAACATCTCCCATTTCAGGACTTTGCTCATCAGGACCCATATCAGCCGCCATTTCAGGGGCTGGTAATTCAGGAGCAGGTACCGCTGGCGGTACTGCTGGTGCTGCCACAGCATCAACTTCGACTTCAGGTTTAGGAGTCTTTAAAACAAACTTTTTTTGTTCACCAAAAAGTTCAACACCTTCTTCATTTTCGTTTAGTCTGTTAATTTCTTTAGCTAGTAAATTAAGTCTCTTCAAAGCTTGAGAATATGAAGAATAATATTTTCTATTTTTCATAGATTCCAAATAATCAGAAACAGATTCTGAAATATTTTTCTTGATAACATAACCTAATTTTTCCTTGACTATTTGATATTCGGTGCCATCCGCTAATGGGATTGAAAATTCTGTACTAGCCGTTTCGTTAAGATTTTTTGGGGTTACTTCTTTATATTTCGCAATCTCCAAAATTCTTTGTATCTTATCTTGACCAGTTAATTTTTCACTTCCGATTGGTTTTAAATCTGACATATTTCTAAATTTAATTTTTTTAATTATTTAATCCATTAAATCCTCCAAGTTCAACTGCATTCATTTGAATTGCAACACCGTAAGTTGTTGCATACTGTGGACGAGGAGGATTTGCTGTCGTTCCACTTTCACAACAACCTGGTAAACCCGGTATATCACTTTCATAGAAAGTATTCACTTGAGTACCAGTATATGATGTACAATTATTGAAATCGTCATAAGGTCCTCCTTCAAAAATTGCATAATCAACTATCGGACCATAACTTGTGTTAACAACTGCGTAACAAGCATAAGGTGTATCACCACTAAATGTAAATGTATAAACTTTATCTAACGTTGGTGATACTCCTTCAATCTCAACAATAAATTGTTCACCTGAGTAATTTTCTATTATCCAAAAACCAGGAGGAGTAGGTGTCGGGGTTGGTGTTTTTGTTGGAGTAGGTGTATTAGTCGTTGTATTAGTTGGTGTTTGAGTTTGTGTTGGTGTTTGAGTTGGTGTTCCAGTATTTGTTGCAGTGTTTGTAGGCGTCTGTGTTGGGGAAGCCGTGTTAGTTGCTGTATTAGTTGGTGTCTGTGTTGGAGTAGCTGTAGTTGTTGTTGAAGGTGTTGGTGTATTTGAGGCCGTGTTTGTAGGCGTCTGTGTTGGTGTTTGGGTAGGAGTTCCTGTATTTGTTGCAGTATTAGTTGGTGTGTTTGTTGGTGTTTTTGTTGGGGTTGGAGTTTGTGAAGATGTTGGGGTTGGTGTAACCGAAGCAGTTGGTGTCGGGGTCGGAACAGCTAAACAAGTTACACAGTCCCCATAATCAGATGACATTGTGAGAACTTTATCTACCCCTGTAGCTGGTTCAGCATTGTCAATAATATCATAACATCCCTCGGGAGTCGCCCCTGTAAAAGTCAAATAATAGTTACCATTCACTGTAGGAAGTGACGAACTATCAAAATCTACCAAAATTGCAGAACCACCTGCACAGGGTCCCAAAAGATATGTTACTAAGGCCATTTAATTTTTCTTTATAAATATACGTTTTTTATAAATAATTTTATATCAAGAAACTACCTGTGTGACTTTTTTTATACTTCCCACCAAAGAAGTCAACTCGTTTTCATAATCTCGAGCCGAAGCGTATCTATTTCCACTTACATTTACAAAGTTTTGTAACAAATCTTCAGCTTTTCTTGTACCCGTCAAATAACTTCGGGTCATCAAGTCATAGTATAAACAAACTCCGTCTTCGAAAGAGGATTGATAATTCAATTTTCCCGAATCTGTATTACCTACATTGAAAGGATTTTTGGTAATAATTGGTTTTACGTTAGGTTCTTTAGATAGTCCACCTTCCAAAGTAAGTTGAGCAAGTGCGAGCTCCGGTGGTACATATCCTCGTGAAAAATATTTTTTTGCACAACTTGCCATCATTTCTCCATCAACCTGAGCATTTGAATTTCTGTGGTCAATAAATTTTTGACAAATTTGTTTGTATTTTTCATAATCTTGTGGGTCGTTCAAATCCAAATAAGTAAAAATGTCACCGTCTATTTCTTTTTCGTATTGAATTGAAGATAATTCAGAATCTTTAAATTTTTTGACAATTAGAGCCGCAATAATATATTTCAAGTCATTCGTCTCCAATTTTCCCGAAGGTGTTAACAAATACTTTTTTTGAAACTGCTCCACCGCACCTTTTGTCTCTTGACCATATTTTCCATCAACTCCGTATTTTGGTAAAAGAAATCCCAAAAATTGTAATGCTTCTTGGATTTTTTCAACATCCTTATCAAAAATTAATTTCTGACCTGGAGTAAATTCAAAACTCAGATTTTCGTCCACCATTTTCATAAGCTCGGTTAAAAAAACCGAATTGGAAACGATTTCATCTGTATCTAAATTTTCCACACTTTCTTGAACCACTCTCTCTACCGAAAGTTCTTTATCCATGACTTTGTTTTTCATATCAAACAATCTTTCGATATGTCCCGACCTTCTCAAAAACTTGAAAACTAAATTTTCATAAGATAGTTCCCCATCTTTTTCTAAACCAGTTTTTCTGTATTCTTTCAACTTTTCCTTCACAGAATCTATGATTTCTTTGTCATCGGATTTGGTTGACGTACTGATAGCCTTTTCAATTTTATCCACCCACGAATTAATTTTATTTTTCAAAATTTTTTCATCAACGTCAAACTTTTCTTTCTTTGGTGTTTTTACCCATTCATCATTCATAACCGAATAAACACCCGAGGCAAAATGAGATTCTTTTTCGTCCTGTGCATATAGTTCTACATCATGACCATATATTTTTATGTCATGATTTGTATTGAAAACGAATTTTTTTAAATCAAACAATTCTTTATAAAGTTTTTCGTTTTTACCATACTCAGACAAATCAACTATAACGTGTAAATCAAAATCGGAATATTGAGACCAATTGAAATTAGACAAAGAACCTGTTAAAATAACATCTTGAACAAAAACATCGTCTCCCAAATAATCAATGAATTCTTCTGAAATTTTTTCTAAGGCTTTCCTAACCTTAGGAATCATTTTTGCTTTTTTGGGTTCAGAAGGGTTTGTCCAAACTTTGGGGTTAAGCGTTTCTTTAATTTTAAAACTTTGTAAAATATCTTCGAACTTACTCATCAATATAAATACATCAATGAACTATAGTTTTTTAAACTTATATTTTTTTGCAATCTCTGAAGAAAAAAATTTTCCTTGAGACTCTGACAATCTAAATCTTGTATACTCTTGATGTGGCACATTTTCATATTCATATCTTGAGTTATTGTTAAAATCAATAATCATCTTTTTCGTCTCAGTGTCATATTCGGCCCTTTTGATATTCGAGGATTTTATTTCATTTATAATTTTTGTTCCAACAATTTCTTCTTTAGTGATTGCCATATAATTACATTTAACTTTTTTATTGATTCATCAAAATACTGATTTATAGTATAAAATATATCTCATAAATATGGTAAGTAAAAAGTCTAAATTGATATTTTTGATGCCTCCAAAAACTGCTTCTAATTCCTTAAGAAAATCTCTTTTAGATTCTGAAATAGTTTTTGATAGTTTTGACCCTAATTACCACAAACCAAATACTCACCTTTACCTTTCAGAATTAATTGAAAACTTTAAAATTGAAAATCCCGAAGAGTTTCGCATCTTCCAAATTTTTAGAAATCCATTAGAAAAATTTGTGTCTGCATTTTATCATTTCAGACCCCATATGCCAAATTATTATTTTATTTCAAATATTGGTTTGAATGAATTTGTCCTTTTTTATCAAGAATGTTTGAAATCCGAAAATTATGTGTCTTGTATATACGACGACCCTCTCTACGTACAAAGTATGATAAACAAAAAAATTCACTTTGGATTTACAAGGTATTTTGTTGAACAAAACAAATGGAACGATTTAAACATGAAAATCAATTACATCGATTTCCGTCAAATTAATTCATCTTTCGAAAATTTCGGGATAAATATTCCTCAATTGGAATATGAAAATGTTAATCCTATTAAAAAAGAAACTCTAAATGAGACTTCAGAAAGAATTCTTAAAGAAATTTACAAAAAAGATTTTTTCTTATTTAATTAGGAAACCCAAGGATAAAGTAATTCTTTTTTTTTCACTTTCAACAACCGTCGACCCATGAGTGTATTTACCCGCAACACACCTCCATATCATACTCTCCTCTAAAACATTTATTTCATTGTCATAAATTGAATGTCCTCCCAAATCAGGATAAGATAAAATTAAATTCCATCGAGTATGTATTAACTCACCTTTGTTTGGGTCTTGGTGAGAATGAATAAAACCTCCTTTAAAATTAATCCCAATATAATCCCCGTAATCTGGTTCTTCCTCCCAATTTTCTATATTTTCAATCTCGATAATTTTATTTTTGATTTCCATAACCAATCCGTAAATCGAGTCTTCTATCTTAATTCTTCGGTTCCTTCTTTGCGGACCTGTCGGATGTATCCTGAATGATTGTATGTTCTCATCTACCCAATCGAGTAAAACATTTTTCTGATTTTCACTGATAAAATTTTTATACCCATAGGTCCTATTCAAAAAAACTTTTTCCATTCCAATAAATATAAAAAACCCCACTTGTGGTGGGGGTCTAAAATTAAAGAAGACTTATTCTTTTCTTCTCTTGTTTTTTAAAATTTGGAACAAACACTGTAAGTAAACCATCTTCTATTGTTGCTTCAATACTATCCGCATCATAACCCTCCCCGATGTTAAACTCTTTTGAAATGGTTTTTGTTTTATCTTGACCATTGAGTTTATAGGTCCTTTTACCGTTGATATGGAGAGACCCGTTTTCCATCTCTACCTTCAAGTTTGATTTGTTGAAACCTGGCGCTTCGAAGAAAAGATATGCACCATCTTTGGTCTCGTTTATTTCATAATTGGTTTGACCTTCGTTGCTTCTCGTTAAAACAGAAGTTTTGTAATAATTGTTTGGAGTGTTGAAAACTCTGTCAAAAATTTCATTTAAATCTGAACCGTAAATCATAGTTTTTGTTTTTAAAGTTTTATTTATATTTTTAATTATTCAATTTGTGTGCCTAAAAAATAAATTGTTTTTTTTATTACAAGTTGACAGTTGTTTGAGCATGTTTTTGACAATCTGACATATATAAAAAAATTTACTGACAATTTGACAAAAAATTTGTTAGTGTCCAAATTTTGATACACCTTTGTAAAAATACATTACTATGAATGATTTAATGGATGATGACGACAAAATGATGAGTAGAAAAGCAAAACAAGGTTCTGATAGTAACACACCTGTGTTAGATAATTTCAGTCGGGACCTAAATAAACTTGCCGAAGAGGGTAAACTCGACCCTGTAATTGGTAGAGATAGAGAAATTATGAGGATTGCTCAAATTCTATCTCGAAGAAAAAAGAATAACCCTATCATTGTGGGTGAACCTGGTTGTGGTAAAACTGCAATCGTGGAAGGTTTAGCAATCAAGATTGTTCAAGGAAATTGTCCTAAAAACTTAATTGATAAAAGAATTGTCAATTTAGATTTGACCTCTGTTGTTGCTGGTACCAAGTATCGTGGACAGTTCGAAGAAAGGATGAAAGTAATCATTGAAGAATTACAGGATAATCCGAACATTATTGTATTCATTGATGAAATTCATACACTAGTGGGTTCAGGTAATTCTGCCGGTTCTATGGACGGTTCGAACATTTTCAAACCCGCCCTTTCAAGAGGAGAAATTCAAGTTGTCGGTGCAACCACCTTAGACGAGTTCAGAAAAAATATTGAAAAGGACGGAGCACTTGAAAGAAGATTTCAGAAAGTGATTGTTGAACCATCTTCAGTTCAAGAAACAATTGAAATTCTAAAGAATATTCGACCAAAATATGAGTCATTCCACAAAGTGAAATATTCTGATGAAATAATTGAAACCTGTGTAAAACTCGCTGAAAGATATATCACAGACCGAGAATTTCCGGATAAGGCTTTTGACATCTTGGATGAAGTTGGCGCTAGAATGCAAACTGAAGTAAAAATACCAGAGGTCATCGAAGATTTGAAAAAGAAAGCCGCAGAAATCAAACAACAAAAAATCGATGTTGTAAAAAAACAGAATTACGAACAGGCGGCACAACTTCGTGACAAGGAGAAAAAACTTTTGGACAAGTTAGACTCCGAGAAGAAAAAGTTTGATGACGAAATGGAAAAACAAAAACAAGTTGTTATTCTTGAAAATGTTTATGATGTCGTTTCAAATATGACCAAAATCCCCGTTAGTAAAATGACCATCGATGACACCAAAAATTTGCTCAATTTGGATAAAGAATTGATGGGTAAGGTTATTGGTCAAGATGAGGCAGTCAAAAAGATTGTCAAATCTATTAAGAGAAATAGACTTGGAATCAAAGACCCAAATCGTCCAATCGGTAGTTTTATTTTCTTGGGTTCAACTGGTGTTGGAAAAACTCACTTAGCGAAACAGTTGGCAAAAGAAATTTTCGGGTCAGAAGAATCACTTATTCGTGTAGATATGAGTGAATACCAAGAAAAACACACTGTATCTAAATTAGTTGGAGCTCCTCCAGGTTATGTCGGATATGAAGAAGGTGGCCAACTTACAGAGAAAGTGAAAAACAAACCTTACTCCGTAATTTTGTTTGATGAGGTAGAAAAAGCACATAAAGACGTTTTCACAATTCTTCTCCAAATGATGGATGATGGTCACGTTACAGACAGTCTCGGAAGAAAAATCAATTTCAAAAACACCCTAATTATTCTTACAACCAATTTAGGTGTTAAGAAACTTCAAGACTTCGGTTCTGGTATTGGTTTCACCAATCAGTATGGTAATGAAGAAGCAAAAAAACAAACGTTACTTAAAGAAATGAAAAACTTCTTTTCACCCGAGTTCTTAAACCGTATTGATGATACAATTGTGTTCAACACACTCAATGAGGAACATATCAAAAAAATTACCTCAATTGAATTGAATAAATTGGTTGAAAGATTGAAAGAAATCAAGTACAAAATTTCTTTCGATGAGACCATTGTTGACTATCTCGCAAAAGTCGGTTTTGACGAAATTTATGGAGCAAGACCTCTCAAAAGAGCAATCCAAGACAAAATTGAAGATTTGATTTCCGAGGAAGTACTAACAGGAAATGTTTTAGAAAACAAATCCTATGAATTGAAACTTCAAGACGAGGAAATTAAACTCGTAAAAAAATCAAAAACTGAAAAGGGGATTTAATCCCCTTTTTTTTATATTTAATATTGTGAGAGATTTAATCAAAAGACTTATTAAAGAAGAAATAAAAGACGGCAAAGTCATTTGTGATAGTTGTGGTTGGAGTTGGGATTTATCTGATGGTGGTAAAGACAAATACGTTTGTCACAAATGTGGTCATGACAACACACCAAAATCTAATTTAGATACAATTTTTGACCAGTTCAAACCTAAATTTCCTGTACAATATGTTGATAAACTTGATATTATAAAAGATTTTATCATCAAATATATTTCAAAAAATGGTTATAAAATCAAATTATTGAAATCTTGTTACACAGGTTTCAGTGGTGTAAGAACCAAAGACCAAATTATTATCTGTTCACCCAACGAGATGCAAACACTTGGTGATTTTATTTATACTCTCTTTCACGAAATGAGACACGAGTCTCAAATTTCTAAAATAAAAATGTCAAACCCCTTGAGTGATTTTGACCTCGAAGATTTCGAAAACCTATACAAACAATATTGGGAGATGGAACTTGACGCAGACCAATTCGCAAAAAATATGGTTGCAAAATTAGTAAGAGATTTGGGAATTCCTATGGATATTGCTAAAAAAGAACTTGTACTATCACCCTATATTTTGAATTACCCATCTATGTCCAAAATGATTGAACAAAATCTCAGAAAAATAACAGAAGAAATTAAACAAATGAAAAGAAGGGGTGAAAAGTATGATGACATACAAGACCACCCCGTAGTTAAACCGTTTCTAAAGAATTTAGAAAATCTCTTTTAAGCGTATCTCCAATCTGTAGCAAGTGCTTTATAGTGAAGCTTGTTTCCCAATTTCTCAATCATCTTTTTACCCATTTTAATTCCATTGAAAACATCTTCAACGACGACGTATTCGTCTTTTGTGTGGTAATCGTAATATCCGATTGAAAAATTGATGCAAGAGAAATCAAATTGACTTCTTAGAGCATATACATCAGTATAAGGATGAACCATATATCTCATGTAGTCTGAATTCATTCCTTCACAAAGAACCTCATCACAACTTTTGAAAAAGTCGGTATTTCTGTCAAATAAGACCTGACCAAAACATTTTTCTGTAATCATCCAATTTTCTGGTGCATCGAATTGAATGGCATAACCCACATCGTGAAAAAATGATTTGTCTGCTTTTCTAGAACCGTGACATCCGGTTTCTTCAGAAACGAAAAATGCCGCTTTAAGATAGGGTAATTCTTCAAGCAAAGTCAAACAAGCAAATACACCACATTTATCATCCCCTCCAATCCCTGTTGGTTTTCCTTTGTCATCATAAGCTTTAAGAGATAGTTTTGTCTCACCTTGTGCATTTAATAGTTGTTCTTCATGAACATTTATACTCCCCAATCCGTGAACAGTATCAGTATGAGATATAACGCAAGGATAATAAAAATCATCAGGTACTTCTTGAATTTTTTTTGTTGCATAAACGTTGCCATGACTATCGGTATAATTTGGAATATTTTTTTCGTCCAACCATTTTTGAAGATATGAAATCATCAAATCTTCGTTATAAGTAGAGGTCGGTACGGATAAAACTTCTTTGAGTAGTTCTAAATTTTGGTTCATTACACAAAGATATTAAAAATCGTGCAATTCTCCAATTTTAAATAATTCAGGTTGATAAAGTAGATTATAGAAATTCTCTTCGGTCATTTTGAATTCTTTCCTTTTGAGTCCTTTCCCTTTGAGTCCTTTTTGAAGACTCACAACCAATTTTTGAGATGGAAAATCAAAACCGTCAATTCTAAACCTTACAGAGTTCGATTTGTCCTTTGGTAGTGGAAACCAAAACCCTTGTTTGAATTTTCTACTCACCCTTTCTACCAGCGAAGTGAATTTTCTGGCTTCTTCTTCGTTTTCAGTCAATTTATCTATAATACTGTCGAGTTCTTTCTCAACCTCTTTATTATAGTAAATTTTATCAAAACCTTCATCGTTTTCATATTCCCAAATATTTTCAGACCATCCACCCATAGGTTCCCCTTTTCGCATTATTCCTTTAATAATTTTTCCGAGAGGAAAATTAAGATTTCCACTCTCTACGTAGTAATCGAATACTTCTCTTGCATCAACCGAAACTATTCCATCTCCAACAAAATTTACAGGAATTGTTTCAAAAAATTCTTTTACCTCTTTTTCAACGTGTTCCGCTACGGAACTGGTTATCTGTTCATTTCTTTCTCTTGAGTAGTCGTAGACTATTTCTTTTGTTTCTGTTGGGAAAGTGTTGAGTAATTTATTTGCAAACCTTTCCAAAAAACTATTGTCCATAGAAAAAGGCTCCTTCATGAGGAAATGAGAAATGTATTTTAATTTTTCCCAATTGTCGTCATCAAGTTCATTCCAAGGACCGTAACCTGATTCGAAATCCTCCATTCCAGTATAATCCGAGTAAAATTCATAACTATTACCATAGTGAGATGTCATGTTGGAATAAACTGAAACATCATCTTGGGTGTATCCGGCATTTTCTAAGACTTTAGAGTCATAATCAAAATCGTAAAAAATGAGAGATTTTCCGTCTATTGTGGTTTTAATTTTATAAATTTTATCATCCAAACTCATCAATTCACTTTTATCAATTTTTCCTGTGATGAAGTTTTTCAGACCAATGAAAAAGTCAAACTTACCCATAACAATAAATACAAGTTGTTAATTAAAATATTTATCCTATATTTGTGAAAGTTATTTGAACTATGGGGAAGTCACGGCATTGATTGGCGTGTGTGGGTATAGGTGGCACGTAGGAGCTGAATTAACTCCTTAAAAACTGATTTGAAACACAACTGGCAATACTTTTGCTAAAATGGCTGCTCTCGGTCTAATCGCTGAGGAAGCTGTTGTTGAGGCTTAATTGAATTAAGAACTCAATATTCGGGTCGGGAAGGACATAAAACCTAGGAACAGAAGTCCGTTATAGGGGTCACAGGTCAGAGCTCCTTTAAAATAACTCTGAGACCAGGTTGTTTGTAAGTTTGGTTCCCACATATATCAAACTTAATATTTCGGAACATTGAGAAACAATGTTGTAATAAACGTGTAGTCACTTATAGTCATCGCGAACAAGACACGGGTTCGACTCCCGTCTTCTCCACCACTTTCACATTATGGGTTCTGATTGCAATATATGTAGTAATAAATGTTTGGGTTTTGACAACAATCATGGCGGTTGTTGTACCGTAGCAGATAGAAATTTTATAATTGGTCCACACTCAGACCCAGAAAGATTTATTTCTGATTTGTCTGATAAATTTGGACGAAAAATAAATTATGATGATGTTTTTATAAATCATCAAGAAGGTTCAAAGTTGTTCCCCGATAAAGCGACTTGGCAACAACCTCAAAATTATCCAGCACTTAGGGTTGATACAAACAATTCGAAAAGACCTTGTATATTTTACAACATGAATTTAAGAGCATGTATGGTCTATGACATAAGACCCACAACTTGTCAATTGTTTGAGTGTCAATATCTTATAGATAATACACAACAAAAAGGTTAATTTTTCTTTTTTAAAAGATATTTATAATACAGAAATATCAGTCCCATCCGCATTTTCGAAAGAATTTTGTGATGGGATTTTTATTTATAAATCAATAAACAAAAAACAAATGAAAAAACACATTTTGTTATTTTTTGCTACAGTGTTCTCATTAGCAACATTTGCTCAGAAAAAAGACGGTGGATGGGATATTTCCGTAGGAGCAACAGCTATGGCACCAATTGCAAAAAATGTTGATTGGGATTCCAAAGCATGGGGTCAAAGAGTAGATTTCTCAAAGAAAAACTGGAATGTCTCTCTTGGTTTTATGCAAGATAAAGACGGGTTTGCAAGAATTCCTGCTTTAGTTGGGTTCCGTAAGCACCTAAAGAAAGGTCTACATGTTGGACTTGACGGTGGTGTTACCTTCTTCAATGGACAAAAAGGGCAACTAACTTATGTTCCTTCCATTGGTTATAGGATAAACAAAAAATGGTGCTTAGAACAATCAATTCTAAGAACTGTTAAGGATGGTAAACATTCAAGTCTTGTAGGATTTGGATTGAAATATCATCTTTAAAAGTTAAAAAAAATCAAAATGAGTATGGAAAATTTTGAATTTTTATGGCACTGGCACTTCTTATTAGGTGTTGCTGTCGGAGTTGTGGTGGGACCACATATCAAAGGACTTCTTGGAAAACTTAAGAAGTAATCCGAAGCCCCCGAGAAATCGGGGGTTTTTTTTCGCCTATTGATTTTCAATTAAGAAATTATTAAGTTTGTTCAGTCGATTGGGTTTTTTGTATTTCGGGGGCTAATTATGAAAGTTGGGGAGATTTTTTATATGAATTTTTTATATCGACTGCATTACTTTATCAACTCAGAAAAATACAATAATCCCGTTGGCGCCACGTCTTCGGGATTTTTTATTTATAAACCAATAAACAAAACAAACATGAAAAAAACAATCATGACGTCACTTTTATCCTTATTCGTGACGCTTGCATCTTTCGGGCAAATCACAACTTCTGCCCTGTCTGGTGTAGTGAAAAATGAAAAAGGAGATGCTTTAGTGGGAGCGTCAGTACACGCTGTTCACCAACCTACGGGTTCTGAATATCGTGCTACTACAAACAAAGTAGGTAATTTTACCATTCCTGCTGTGCGTCCAGGTGGTCCTTATGTGATTCACGTTTCTAACGTGGGCTACAAAATGCAAGAACTAACTGACATCAACACCAACCTTGGTATTACAACAACCTTGGAAATTGTGTTGGTTCCAGATGTGAAAACCTTGTCAGAAGTAGTCGTAGGTACAAACAGAAACAACACATTCAGTAAGGATAGAACTGGTGCGTCTCAACAGTTTGGTAGAAGAGAACTCACTTCAGTTCCCATCACAGGTGCTAGGACTATTGACGGAATCACCAAGTACAACCCTATGGGTGATGGTCGTTCGTTTGGTGCTGCTGATAGTAGATTGAATAATTTCACTATCGACGGTTCTCAATTCAACAATGGTTTCGGTCTTGGTTCAT